GATCGTGTCTGGGCGAGTCTGATCGCCCGGCACGAAGATTGGGCGGCTTGCGCCGTCAACAAGTCCCATGACGCCACCAAGCGTGGTGTCGTTCATGAGGAAGCCGCGCTTCGCAGCGCGACGATACTGCTGCTTCACCGAATAGATGAGGTCAACAAGATTTGCATACGTCGGGGTGACGGCTGCGCCCTGCTTGCCTACGGTTGCCGCGGCAGCAACTGCAGGAGCCGCAACGGCTCCATGTGCTACTGCTAGTTCGGCAGCCAGCTTCTCAGTGGCCCATGAGGCTACGTCGAACATCTGATCCTGAACAGTCTCGATTCCGACCTGAAGGAGTGAAGCGTACTTCACTGGCGTCAGGCTGAGGGACGAGTTCGTGCCGTCCGACTCGCCGATCGACGAGCCTTCGTTCACTGCGGCTGCAGTGCCGAGAGCGGTCGTTCGTGGAAGAGCAAGGACGTTGCCCTTCTCAAGCTGGATGACGGAAACAACGGCAGGGTCAACGAACGGGTTGACCTGACCAGCGGTGATCCAAAAGCGGTCACCCTGCTCAACTGCCTGCGTGAAGGTCGCCTTCGTGATGTCACGAAGCTCAACCGTGCCGCCGTCTCGGGCGATTCGGCGAAGCTCAGCAGACAGGTCACGGGTCGACTCAGCAGCCGGGGCGAAGGCAACAGCCTTCTCCGAGCGTGCAGCGTCGGCTGCGGCACGGGCCTCAGCAGCGATCTTCTCGGACTGGATAGCGGAAGCGACAACTGACGCCTCCGAAGTAAGGGCGTCAAAACGAGCCTGTGCCTCAGCCGAAAGGGCTTCGCCCTTGGCTGCTGCATCTGCAACGATGCCAGAAGCATCCGTAAGCAGCGCGGCGCGCTTCTCAGCCAGATTCTTGATGCTGTCCATGTTGGACTCCTTCATCGTTATCTGGGTTTACACAATACGCCGAGCCACCTATCCGACGCTTCTGATGATCAGCCAGAAGAACCGTGGCGCGTGGGCTGTTGGGAGTTTATCCCTTCAACTGCTCCAACTTCAGGCGGGCTGCCACAATGGTGTGGTGCTCGCCAGCCGGGGCAGTTGATTCAATGACGGGCTCGGGTGCTGCGCCCAACTTGGCGCGCACTGCGTCGAGCAGCGCCGTCTGATCAGCGTCAAGTGCGTTGCCAGCCTTGACGGCTTCAAGAGTCTCAACGAGAGCGTCGCCGTCTACGCCGATCTTGCTCGGCGCGATCTTGCGCACGGCAGTCAGCCCCAGCGTTGCAGGGTATGCAGGCGTATGGCCCGAGAGCGTGGAGACTTCGAGCAGCCCAATCTCAGTCAGGGTGCGGCTGCCGTCTTCGTGCCACTGCTGCCCGTTCTTCGGCACGGTGAACCCGAAGGACATGCCCATCGCCTTGGCTTCGTTCGTCAGCTTGCTGATGACGGCGGCGGCGTCTGGGTCGGCTGGGTCAAGGCGAGCCTCAACCTTGAGCCCGACTTCGTCTTCACTCAGGGTCAGGCGCCCGCTCGCGGTCGTCGCCAGCATGCGGCTCTCATCGTGACCGTGCAAGAACTTGATGACGCGGCGTCCCTGCTCCGCCTGCTTGATGGCGCGGGCGAAGGCACCGTTGGCGATGCGCTCGATGAAGGGCAGCCCCTGCGATTCCGCGCCGAAGACGGCAGCGTATCCAGTGAAAGTCTTCTGCCCGTCTTCGCCTTCGGTGACGGTGAAGTCGCCGAGCGGCAGTGCGCGTGTTTCGTGTTCTCGTGCCATTGAGTTCTCCTCAAGCTGAGTGGTGTTGTTGATACTATCCGCCCAAGCCAGCACGCGGTCGGCGCCGTTTGTGTCTACGGGATTGACGCCCCAGAGTAGGGCGGCAACGGCTCCGGGGCCCGGGAAGTTTTCGTCTTCTGGGTCGCTGTTCTGAGGGACGCCTTCCCAGTCGCCACGGTGTCGGCGAATCCACGCCGCCATGCGAACGACCTTCTCGTCATCCACTCGCCCGTCGGCAAGTTGGCGCGCTTCTCGGATGGTGGCTGGCTGCAAGCCGTCGCCGCCGAGCCCGCCTTCATAGGCTTCGAGTCCAGCCTTCGCTGCAGCTGCGACGTAGTTCGGGACGTTGACGATCGCGCGCTCTTCGTCCGTGATGAACTGCTCTGGCGTGTAGGCTTCAATCCCCAAGCCCTGCGCCATCTCGCGCACGGCTGGGTCGTTGTCGATCGCGTACTCAATCTCCGAGCCGTACTGCTCCTTCAGGAGTCCGTACTTGTACTCCTTGAAGGCGAGTCCGGTGGCGAAGGCGCTGCCCTCAAAGTCGTTCAGGTGAATCTCCTCAACGCCAGCCACGCCGTACTCCTGCAGCCACGCGCGTGTCTCAGTCAGGCGGTCAATCTTGCGCGCGCTGACGATGATGACCTGCGTGTCGCCGCTCATGACCTTCTCGTTCAGTGCGTCAATCAGTGGCTGGTTCGGCTGCTCATTGTCAAGAACGAGCGTGCCGTCTAGGTCGACGATGACGTAGCTCACGCCTGCGGCTCCTCACCTACGGTGCCGATGTTCAGCGGCTGGCGGAAAGCGTCACCATCAGGGCCCACTGGCGGGCGATCCTCAAGGGTGCGAACTTCGTTCAAGCTGAGGAAGCCGTTGTTCAATGCGACGGCGTAGGCGTCGAATCGCTCCTTCGTCAACGGTCGCAGCATGCTGTCAACGTTGAACTTGATGAAGGTGGTGTCGCCAACGATGAGCCGCTGGAAGCCTGCTTCTAGCCTAGCAATAAGGCTGCCCAGTCCCAAGGTCAACCACTCTCGTGAGATGATCTCCAAACTATTGAAGCTGGAGTTGCCGCCCGGCAGCTGCAGAAGATGCAGCGGTACGCCGTAGAGTCGCGCGATCGCCTGCGTGCCTGCTTCCATGTTTTCAACAATAGCCAAGTCTGACGGATTGAAGCCCATGCTCTTGAAGTCGGCGCCGCCAGTAAGCACTGCAACTTTGTGCATGTTGCGAAGCCCTTCGTGCCGTCGTCCGAACGATGCGCGCAGGCTCTCTGCCTGATCCGCAGTCAGTTCCCCCGGCACGGTCACGAGCCCGCTGACGGATGCGCCCTGCTCGAAGAACTTGGCGGCGTACTCTGTCGTCGCCTTCGCAAGTCCGAGCGTTGTCTTGTGATGCTCAACTGGTGAGAGCCCACGCAGTTCTTCGCCGACTCCGAAGAGTGTGATGTGCACGATGTCGTCAGCGGTCAAGTCAACGGCGCCCGCCGTCGTCTTCACGCGATAGACTGGCGCGCCGTTCTCGCCACGCAGGATCGTGACCTTGCGTGGATCAAGCAGGCGGATCTCAACGATCTCAGCACCATCACGCAGCACCATGAGGAAGGCGTTGCCGTCAATCATCAGGCTGCTGACGGTTCGGTGCATCAGGTCGAAGCTGGTGTAGTTCGGATTGTTCGGCACTGGATTATCCAGCCAGCGCGGGCGGGTCACTGGGCGGCGTACACCACGGTCACGGATAAAGACGCCGACGGGCATGGTTGCAACGGTGTCGGCGTAGAGTTTTACGGCGGCGTACAAGGCCCCGATTGTGGTGGCGTTCTTCTCGTTGAGACTCGTGCCTGCGGCGTCGACCTCAACGTTCCACATGCCGCCGACGGCTCGCTCTTCGCTCTGACGTCCAAGAAGACGGTCAACGATTCCCATGTGACTCCTTACAACTCAATGAACGCGACTGATGCGCGCGGCTTCTCCGCAGGTGTTGCGCCTAGCGTAGCAGCACGCCCCCACGCCATAATGGCTGCCACGCACAAGTCAATCTTCTTGCCTGAGTCCTTGCCCTTGCGCACCTGCACACCGTAGCGCGTAGTGTACGGCGTGGCTTGGCTGACGTGCCGGGCGATGCGTGGATCGCCGTCATGCTTTAGCCGTCCGTTCACCACGGCATCGTAGAAGGCGGCAGTCGCTGGGGTCATACGCGCTGGGCTCTGGGGATGCTCAACGACGGGAAGACCCGCCTGCTGCCAGCGTTCCATGACGGACTGCCATCTGAACGGGTCGCAGTTGATCTCGCGCACGGCGTAGGTTTTGCAGAGTTCTTCCATGCGCATCTCGACCTCCTCAACGGGGACGCGCCAACTGAGGTCGTCGATCGGACGCTCCCAGAGTCCGAGCACGAAGACGGCGGAGTCCGTGGTGCGCACGCCGACGATCGCGGTGGAGTCGTTGCTGAAGGAGCCGTCGAATCCAATCACCAGCGGGTCACCATCTTGCAGCTGCAGGCTGGTATCTGCGCAGGCGTCCCAAGTCCCAGCGGGCAAGAACGCTTGCCCAGATGCAGCGAACTGGTTGAGCCGCTTCGTCCTGAACTCGGCTTCTGGGGTGCGCATCTTCGCTGAAGTCAAGTCTTCAAGGCTCAGGAGTGGCGGGGTTGAGTGCAGTCCGGGGTTGGCTTGCGCCCACTTCTCGGGGTGCGTGTAGGCGTCTTCGTCGGCTTCGTACCACGCCATCCCAAGGGTCGGGTCGTCATGCTCGCCCGTGATGCGACGGCGTGCCAACTGGTAGAGCGTGTAGGCAATGGAGTCCATGCCCGTCTGATCCGTGCGTTGCCCAGCCGTGGTGATCGCCAAGAAGAGCGGGCTGCGTCGGGCACCCATCGAGAGTGAGAGCACGTCGAATAGGTCACGGTTGGGCCATGCTGCCAACTCATCTGCCAGCACTAGCGTGGCGCTCAAGCCCTCCTTCGTGTACGCCTCAGACGACAACGCGCGCCAGATGGTGCCCGTCGGCTTGAACTCTAAGGTGTCCCTGAACACCTTGATCTGCTCAGCCAGCATGGGGCTCATCTCGACTGCGCGCTTGGCGTGCGCCATGACCAGCTTCGCCTGATCGCGGTCAGCGGCTGCCGAATAGATTTCACCACCCTGATCGCCGAAGAGTCCGAGCGCCAGCGGCACCGTTGAGAGCAGCGCCGTCTTCCCGTTCTTGCGCGCTGCGCCAACCATGAAGAAGCGGTGCGTGTAGGTGCCGTCTGCCTTGCGTGCTAGGGCATGGCGCAGTAGGTTGCGCTGCCATGGGCGGAAAGTAATCGGCTCGCCAGAGAGCCCGCCGATTGAGTCCTTGGCGATGGGCACGAGCGCCTCACCGAAGTCAGCCACCTGATCGCCCTGCGAGCGGTCAAGGTCAGCCTGCGCGGTAGGGGTCAGCCAGCGCGGGGGCCAGTCGGCAGCGCCGCGAACTTCTCCCTGAACTCTTCGAGCAGAGTCCTTGCCTGCACCATTGCGATGCCGAGCCTTGCGCGGTCGCTTGGCGTCAGTCCCAGTGAGCTCATCCACTTGTAGATTCTCTCCTCCGTTGCGGTGCGCATCCCCCAAGCCGGGTGAGCGTAGGCGTAGCCTTTGTCCGTATAGAGTACTACGCCGTCAACCTCCAGCCGCGCAGTCAGTTGCGCCAGCATCTGCTCATCCTTGCAGAGCATCGTCAACGCTTCGCGGTCGGACTCAGCCAACCAGTCGCACGCCGACGTAATGCGCAGCCAGACGCCCTGACCTACGGGGTCAAGCCCCTCAGGCAGCGTCAGATTGTTCAATGGAGCCACGCCAGCGCCCTGCTTGGCGGGCA